AAAAAATAAATACGGCGTCAGAGCCAAATTCACATCCGGCACCAGCGACAAAAATTCTATCAGAACGTAAGATATATTCAATGCCAGAGCATAAAACAAACCCAATGTCAGAGGATGAAATAGATGTGGCATCGGATTCAAAGACAAATGCATCACCAGAATCTAATGAAGAAATCTGTCGTTTCCATACTAAGAAAATGCTTGTGTCGCAACTAATTGATGAATGGTTTCATGACCATAGATTCAAGATAATGGAATCTACCTCCTACGAATACGAAAAGTGCATACCATTTGTTAAAGACTACTTCGCAGGCTTTTACATTGACGACATCACTCCCGATATGGTATATGAATATATTATTTTTTTAAAGAATAAATATTCTGCACTATCTTCCGGAAGAATTTACTACAAAATACTGCAATTGAGCCTAAAATATGCAATGAATTATCACTACACAAGCTATAATCCTGCTGCAGAAATCTTCTATCCCAGGCCACCCAGAGCCGAAATCAAGCCATTTTCAGAAGCAGAATATAAGTTGCTAATCACAGCGCCTGGTCCCGACTGGGTACGCAATGGTATTATTATTGCTTTTCGAACCGGAATGAGAAGAGGTGAAGTATATGCGCTTAAGTGGTCAGACATTAATTTGGAGCAGAGATACATTTCTGTGCAACGAGCAATTAGTAGCGCATGCTCGAAAACTATTCTTAAAACTACCAAAACACCTGCGGGTATGCGCAGGATAGATATTGATAGTAAATTGGTCGCATTTCTGACTGATTTAAGACAAAACAGCCCGAATGAAACCTTTGTATTTCCTGGAACAGCTAGGGAATATCGGGTCCCCTGGAATATATCCAAGGAGTTAAAAAAAATGTGCGAGAAAGTAGGAATACCTCCTAGAGATTTTCATGCTTTGCGTCATACGCATGCTTCTGTACTCCTTGCGCATGGCGTACATCCCAAAATAGTTCAGGAGCGCCTTGGACATAGTAGTTGTCAAATAACAATGGATACATATAGTCACATACTCCCAACAATACAGAACACAGCGGTAAATGTGATGGAAAACATATAGATTTTGCAGAATAAAGGGAGAATTGTTGCTTACATTAGCGTTTTTATACTAAAACAGTTTTGATACGAACATTTAACCAAATGCACCAATATAGTGTCTAATATTGCGTTATAGCGCAATAAAACCTAATCTTCTATTAAATGTTTAAGGCGCCCTGGATAATCAAGGCGCCTGTTTTTAACATTTCTCAAATAATGTGCATATTGGTACTTCGAGGGCATCTGCGATCATAAAAACTGTATCCAGCGATACCCCTACATCCATGTTTGACGCCTCTATGTTGCTAAGATGCGTCCGGCTGATACCTGCCTGCTCCGCAAGTTCCGCTTGGGTGTATCCTTTAATCTTTCGGTAATAGGCTATTGTAAGACCTAGTACCCTGTGCTTATCATTAAACAAACGTTTCATCAACTCCTTATTGTAAAATGCAAATTATATATGTGCAATTGTATCATATTATATGAAATATGTCGATTATCGTCGAGTCTTTTTGCTTTACATGTATTTTGTGGTTTTGTATAATCAAGCTATGGAGCTTTCTTCCATCAAATTCCAGTTTAATTAATTAACCAAATACCACCTGTCCATTTTCCTGCATGTATACTGACGGAGAAGGCTGTCTGTCTCCCGCTTTCAGATATCTGCAGTTCGCCGCTACAAGAGCCTCTGCCATGATCGGTACAACACTATTTCCAATACGTTTAACCCTCTCACTTATCGGATAGTTCTTCCAGTTGTAGTCCCGGCTGATTATATAATCTTTCGGGAACCCTTGCATTACCTTTAATTCTTCCGGGTTGAGCATCCGAAGGTATATATCCCTCAGGATGTACTTTTCTCCATTTATTTCTGTCACAACATTCACTAAGCCAAATCTATCCTTCGTGGTTATCGTCCCGAGTGGAGAAGAAAGCTCCTGTCCGCAACCCGTACCGTAATATTTAATCAAAAACGCTGAAACTAAACCAAAATGTCCCGGCGATGTTGTAATCGTATGAAGTGGTTCGTCGCACCCTTGTCCAATTCCTGTTTTATAAAATTTTGTTACAAATGCCGTGACCAAACCATATCTATTACTTGTGTCTATTGTTTTAATTGGTTCTGTCAGAAGCTGCCCCCTGGAATCTCCCTGTTTTGTCTCTCCATGATACTGAATCAGAAATGAGACAGCCTCTTTATTTCTGACAATATATGGCTCTGAATTGTTCACCACATATTTAACATACCCATTAGCAATCCTTTTCATCGTGGCATCCGCAAGTGGTTTCGGACGGTCAAATATAGACTTACCGAGGTCTGACCAATAAATGAAGTCTCCACATTGTTTCCATCTCTGCTTACCGTCACTACCCGTTTTACTATGCGTCGGCTCCGGCCAGATTATCGGTTTTCCACCCGCCGAAAAATTGCATACCAGCGTTTGCGAGTTGTCGGCGCTCCATAGTCTGCGGCTACCAGTTCTCGGCTATCGAAATCATACCCAAGGGATTTCATAGCGGAGATAAATTTCTGGTAATCCTCGCTCTTTCGCTCTGGAATGGGTTTTCCCTTCTCGTCCAGCGGTCCCCACTGCTGTATTTCTTCCACATTCTCCATTATTATCACATCCGGGAGTATTTTCCTGGCGTGCTTATACACTGCCCAGGGCAATATCCGCAATCCATGTTTTCGTGGCTGCCCGCCTTTGGCTTTACTGTGGCTGGTGCAATCTGGCGAGGCCCACATGAGAGCCACATGCCTACCAGCTACATATTTCTGTAGATCCACTTTAAAAATATCCTCTGTCAGGTGGATCGTCCCTGGATGATTTGTCTTGTGCATCCTTATAGCCTGTTCATCGTGGTTAATGGCGATAGCCACGGTACGCCCCAAGGCCATTTCTATTCCTACGCTGGCCCCGCCTCCACCGGCGAAGCAATCAATAATTATATCGTCTTTCATCTTCAAAAGGAGCCGCTGCAGCTTTTATCCGGATAGCTCCGCCTCCTTTCTTTTATTCAGTTAAACTAATTCCAGTTTAATGGAATATACTCATAGTATTTGAAAAAATGTTCCTTGTCATTTGGTGTCACATGGAATGCCCAACATGGGCAACTCCGTTTATGTTCTTTATATTCCAGCCACCATCCAACACAGCATTCACCATCTTCATTTCTGCCCGCCCTATGTCTTGCATATCCATTGCCAATAGCTAAATACACCTGGTTTTGTTTTCCGCTATATTCAAGCTCTCTTTTTGCAATTTCTATCGCCTGTTCCTTAGAGTATTTCTCTTTGCTGACCGCCAGATTGTCATATCCCCCATAAAATATATCAAAATCAAACTTGCTCATCTTCCACCTGCTTTCATATGCATAATCTTAACATTCCATAACACGGATGTTTCTCTAAATAATATTTCCCTCTCTACCGGAACGAAAACCGGTTTTCAACTGTTTTTGCACATTTTAGAGTGTATCTATTGTATCTCCACTGTCCAAATTTAACCATTCCATCCACGCTTCAACTGTGTCTGGATATTTATCTGGTTGCTGCTTAATCCTATGCAACAAATGTGCCATCCTTACCTTATCCAAACTTCTAATGGCCTGTGATTTATTATTCATTCTACCAAACTCATCCTTCATATTCTCACCTCAAATCTTAAGTCTCTGGTCTATACGGTTCCGGTAGCGGCATCCAGGCAGTGACTTTTTCATCCCATCTATAAGTTCTCCATTTGCTGCCAGACCAATTAGCTATTGTAACAATTCCATCCCAGGTTGTTGTCAGTACTGGATATTTTGTTTTCGGCAACCGCTCCTCCACCGGAATCCAGCCGGTCAGCATCTTGCCGTCCATGATTTCTTCCGGAGTCAGGCCGGTAGCTTCATATTCTCTTAATCTTTTATAATATATTTGTTTTTCAGAGTCTCCAAACAGTATGGTGCCTTGTGTTAATCTCTCCATAATATTCCTTTCCCGGCTTGAGCCGTAAACTCATAAGTTGCCGAAGTAAGAGCAGATTTATCGGTATACCTTATATACTGTCCTGTTTTGAATTCTTTACACTGTCCTATATAAAGCTTTCCACTGTGCCTTGCTTAGTTTTCTTTTATAGCATAGATATTTCATACTACGTACCTTATATTCTTTTAGTTCATCTGCGGCCTGCTTTCCCTTTCCCCCTAATGCGGTATACATTTCCAGCGTCGGGGATACAATCCCTAATTCTCTGTTAATTCTGTTGCTGCATATGCAGCGCGGAGGCTTTGGCCAGTGTTTTATCATATACTCTGTATAAAATGGTTTTTTATTTTTTCTCATAAATACTTTTCTCTTTTATAATCCAAATTTATTAGTATCTCGCAAGGAGCCCTATGAAAAAAATATCTAAAACTCCAACTATATTTTTTGATTCATTTGAGGCAGCACTGCTGTATGAGGAATTCTTGCAAATTCCAAACAACCCCTTCGGATTTTCAATCCCCCCAGACTTTATTGTCAGCTCACATTTTATGATCACAATGATCAAAACCGCTTATGCAGTAAAAGGATGGGATTATATTGATGATTGCTAGTCAAAAGGTAGCTCTTCCTGATCGTTGTCAATTTTCATAAAACCAGAATCTTCTTCAGCATCTATTTCGCACGCAAATGCTTCAAGGCTTAAATTTTCATTTAGTTTTTTCAAATCCAGAACATAACACCTCTGGCGTATGTTAACATCATTACTATTATTGTCGCGCTCTTTAAAGTTTCTTAACCCATAGTCCAACCAGTATGTTTCCCGACGTAACTGCCTGGTGAATTGCCGTATCCCAAGGACCTCAACATCGGATACATTAAATTCGCGTATATATTTGGTAAACTCATCATATATAAGATTCAAGCGCAAGCACAGCTCCCCAGTTGATTCATTGATTGTGTAGTCATAATCCTTGCGGATCCGATTTTTCAGTGCCATTACATCAAATGTCTGGATGATTAAATCAACCGCGCTATTTACCTTGCTGCTGCCATCCAGGGAGTTGTAAGTATTATTAATAATGGATTCTTGTACCAACTTATCTGAAATTCCAGCCTCTTCCCAGAAATCCAATCCAAAAGATTCATACAGCTCTTTTATAAGCAAAATTCCCAGATATACATTAGATATTCCAAGGATTGTCCTGGTTTCAAAATCCATCCTCTCAAACACTCGACTTTTCTGTATTAACCCGTCCACCGCATCATCCGGCATATTCATCACCAGCATGAGCAAGGCTTTACCCAGCCCGTTTAGCCTCAGCTCATGCTTGGAGAGATTTCGGTATGATTTAGTATGTTCAGTTGTCCGGTCACTCTTCGCAAACTGCACGTCGATGATGCGTTCTTTAATAGCGGTCTCGTCAAAAGAAGATTCCCCCACCAAACATATAGGGCTCCTCCGCAGGTAATTTACTACGGATTGG